CAATTGTAATATAATAGTCCTCGACCAGAGTTCCTGCGTCAAGTACCTCGGAATCGTATTCGTTAAATATGAATAGAAGCTCAGAGGCAGGCGGCAAACGAGAAGCTGATGCATCCGATCCATAAAGAATATCTTCTACCAGCTCTATTAGAATTGACGGAACATCTCGTGAATCAATCACAAAGTGCGCAGTAGGCTTATAACTCGTGAATGTCGGCGGCTTTGTGACAATATCCCAGCTAAAGTTGAACGGATCGACTGACTCACTGATAGTATTGTTAGGACGGTCCGTAGGTTCTGCCATAGCATTATACACAAGATGGATCTTATACGCATGATCTACCCCGTCGACATCGTTGCCAACCTTTGTCCTGTAAGCAAGCCCAAAAGATTTCTTTGGTTGTTGCGTTGCAAATAGGCCGTTTTTGACAAGACTAACTCCCTCACATTGAGCAAACTCTTCAGGATAGGTGTAAGCTTCAATAGTTGCTTCGAACTCTTCACTGGCAACGTGATTGAGGTACTTGATACCGTCGATATAATACGGTGTTATGTCTCCACCAGAGGGAGATTCGGAGACAGCAACCAGACCATTCCATGGAACACCATCAATGCCCTCGATGAAAAGAACACCTTGGTCAACACCAGCTTCAAACGTTCGTTCCCCAACAGCATTCCACATAAGTCGGGTCATGGTTCCTCCTTTCACCCTGTAGTGTTGAGTTTAGCTTTTCTTTCAGCGTTAAGAGCTCGTTGTCTTTCCGCTGCTTCTCGCTTACCCATCTTATTCTTAGGAGCATTTTTAACGTTACAAACCTGAACAAGAGTCAATAGACGACTAAGATGCCAATGTTGGCACTCAAATGGGATACCTAGTGCAATCATCCAGTAGTAAATTAGTTCTGCAGTGATAATCTCACTACTTGGAGATTGCTTTGGTTTATCACTAAACCAGGTAGCAGTCATCTTAGCGTTGATGTACTGATTAACTGCTACAAGGTTATCGTTAGAGAGCTTGCCATACACTTTTGAAGGGACGTCGGGGGTTATAATCATAGCCTTGATGTACCACAACGTTTCTTCAGAAGTCTTCTCAGTTGCGTTGAGAAACGGTTTCTCCCAAAACGACTCCCATTTTGATAGGGAAACCAGAGAGTGCTCAAGGTCCAAGACATAAACCTCCGAAGCTACAAATTCATCCTTCGCTTCATCGAAAGCTTCTTCCATCGGGACAATTATTGTAAGCACTCTCTGGCCTCCTTCTAGTTTGTGGACTACTACGCGATGTAGTAGAACGTCCAGTCGGTGTCCGAAATTGCCGAGAACACGTATCCCGGTTCCGGAGCAGCCGTAACAACTGTGTCCTCGGTAATTGGGTAAGGTCCTGCCGGAACCACTTCGCCGTCGATTGAGTAGACAACACCCACAACGGACGGAATAGTAATGTCGTCCGTGGTAGCATCATAGGTCGGGTTCTCAGTCGTAACTTCAGTCACCGTACCTGCGAACAAGCTCAGAATCTCGGCAGGAAGCGGAAGACGAGGATCGCCACCGGCTGTCCCATAGAGCATGTCCTCAAGAGCCGCCAAATTAGTTGCGTCGACCTTAGACGAATCGATCACCATCGATGCTGTCGGCTTGAAACCAGGCACATCGACCGGAGTCGTGCTAAGCTCCCACGAGAACGTCAGAGCCTCAGGAGACTCATTGATAGTTCCGTAAGCCTTCTCCGTCGGAGCCGCCATGGCACCGTAGACAAGATGCAACTTGTAACCAAAGTCCGTGCCTGTGACATCGTTACCAACTTGGGTACGATATGAAAGACCGAACGTGCCACGAACCTGCTGTCCGATTAGAACACCAGCCTGAGGTTCAGCCGTGCCATCGAACTGAGCGAACTCATCTGGATAGGTAAATGCCTCAATCGTGGCGCCAAACTGCTCGGCGGACACAAGGTTGAGGTACTTAATATTGTCAGCATACTGAGGAGTTACCTCGGCACCGCTGGGAGACTCACTAACAGCCACCAAGCCGTTCCAAGCATAGCCCGCATCATATACACCAACGGTTGGAATGTACAGAACACCATGGTCGACGCCGGTTTCATAGAACCGCTCGCCAACCTGATCCCACTTAAGACGCATGGGTTTTTCCTTTCTAAAAGAATAGGCTGAAGACATCATGGTTGAGGTTATTTGCTGTGAAATGCCTATTAAATATACACATAGGCAATGCGGCAATTTTATCAGGAATTTCGCTGTCGGGATCCTGACCGATAAAAGTTACCTGATATCGTTTAGTATAACGGTATGGAACGTTGCCAGCGAACCGAGTACGTGCGTTGTCACGTGTATAAACAATACACGGATACTGCATTTGCACATTGGCAGGAGGTTGAAAATATACATTGGTAGTGCCTAGAACATCCTCAAGGAGAGTTTGAAGTTCAAGCCTTCGGGCCATTATAGACACCTCCCAACCTCAAGATGAGGCGGGGGCTCTGCACATCGACGTTTTTAACCGTCCACAGAGTCCCCGCCCATCCAATATAGCGAATGGCAAAGAAGTGTTCGTTGGCATATGCATCAGCGACAATACTAATGGAGTTTCCGACAGAGAGATCGTTGTTGACTCCCTCTCCTTCTCGCAACTGGCGTGAGTTTCGAATGACATCCCCAAAATATGATTTCTCGGTGATGACATCTTCCCACACACCAGGTGCTGTCTCCATAGACTCGCCGTAACCGATTTCGCCGTAGAACTTTGCCATTTGCAGCTCCGATTATCAGGCCTCGTTAGTGAAGGTCCACTGGTCCTCAGCATTGGTGCCGAAGTAGTACCCAGTAGCTGCAACCGCGGTAACAATAACCGTGGCGCCGGAAGGAACTGCGTTGACAGAACCGTCAGCAACACTCACCTCATCGAGGAAGTAATCAGTAGTTGCGTCCGTCGGGATGGTCACATTACCGCTATCGTACGTCGGAACCTCAGGCACAGTCAGAACATCAGTACCTAGGGCCGACCTGACGATCAGCGCAGACTTGATCTTGGTGAGAGCACCGGAAACCCGAGTCTCGATCAAGTACTTGTACTGGTTGTAGTCGATGTCAAAGTCATCGAACATAGAAACCTGACCGCCCTGTTCGGCGCCCATGGCGTAGTCACGAAGGTTAACAATGATTCCGAGCAAGTCGGTCTCATTCTCCATCACCTCAACCTCGACAATATCCGCAACCATTAGAGCCGACCTCAGCTCTTCTTTATTGTTCCACATACGACGACCGAAGTTATCCTTCGTGAGGAGCATTTCAACCATAGTCTGGTTGGTCGTATAGAAGGTCGGCGAACCACTACCCTTGTAGAACTTGCGTGCACGCATAATAGACTCAACAACCTCGAGGTAGCTCGAATCCGTGTCATTGATGTTCACATTGACCGTAGTAGCATACAGCTCGTGATCATTAACAACAGCACGAATACCAGCACCCTCAGCAGCGCCACCAGGGTCCTTGATCTTGTCCTCGTCTGAGATATCACGACCATCGCCGATGAGAACCGCACGGGCAAGCTCTTCATCGAGCATAACCCTCATTTCGCCCTTGAGCCACGAGACAACATTGAAGTCCGTGATATCAATAATATCATCACGGTCCAACTGCTGCTTCTTGTATACCGTAGTCGGCGTGGTAACTCGCTTGGTGAGTCCGAAGAACTCTTCCTTCTTCAGACTTCCCTTGACATAGCCCTTGGCACGAGCCTGATCGTGGGTAACATCTGCCGCACGAGTCTTGATTCGCGAGAACGGCGTGTGCCGGGTGCCATTAAGCACACCAGCGACCCACTCCATACGGCGAGTGACCCACTCGGGCGTTTCCCCAACAGTCGTAGCGTCTGGGAAGAGAATATCGATGTTTTCGATACCGTGCTGAAGAGCATAGGACTCAACAGCTTCCTTCAATGACCCGTTCTTGGTTGCGTCGGCCACAATACCCTTAATGGCATCATGGGAAAGCTCGTAATGCTCAGGCGTATTGCCATCGTGCTTCTCTTCGAAGACATTACTCATTTCCTGCTTTCCTTCCTTGTGTGAGAGGTCGCCCTCTTCTTCTTTCTCGGATTGCTTCACGGACTTGTTAGCAGCCGCTTCGAGAGCGGACCCGATCATGTAGTGGACGACATTCTTCTGCTCATCGGAGAGCGAGTCGTAAACATCCTGCACGGTCGTGTCTTCTTCGTGCTCGAACTTCTCTTCTTCCTCTTTCTCTTCTTCTTTTTCTTTGCCCAAATCATCACTGTGCTGAAAATCGAGACCAGTGTAGATAATAGCCTCGTCATCAAGAATATCGGTTGAACCATCGCTGTGTGCAATGGCTACGTTATCGATGAGGGCACCTGGGTTGGCACCAGAAAGAACCAAGCTAACCTCACGAATAACACCGTGAAAGACCTGCTTGGTTCGTTCAACCAACTGGTTCGCATAGATGGACAGCGCAGTGATGTCCTTGTGCTGGACGAGCTGATTGGCATTCTTTGCGGATTCAGTGTCATTAAAGAAACCGTGAGCGTAAACTCCATCCTCACGATTCTCGAGCACAGCGTGCCCAAGAACGTTTGCTGGCTCATTATGCCCATGCTGCCACACCAGCGGAACTGTCATGCCATCCATGTGCTTAAATGCTTCGGGCATGATGGTTCGACCGTCGGAGCACTTGAGGCCAGCCTTCGTTGCGTAGCCGCCAAAATTAGCGTCCATATTGACTGTCTCCTTCCTTACTTACAGGTTGTAGTTCCGACCCCGACGGAGCCGGTTTGTCACCAGGCTGAGGCATGTTGCTATTAATAAGCTTATCAGCCTTTTCGTCTGCACTCGGCTTGAAGCCGATAACTTGCCTAATTTCATTCGACGTTAGAATTTCATTTCTGGTAAATTTGTCAGCAATTTCCGCAATATCATTAACTGGAACAAGTTTGAACGGATTGCGGAAGTACATAATAGACTGACGCTGCGATCGAGCCGTATTTGTAAGGAACGTACGCTTCATCGCATCGATAACAGCTGACACAATGGGCTCGACTGTACGATTGTTGTAGTTCAGCATGGCCTTTTCATCAGCCGTACCATTCATAACCCCTTCCGTAAGACCAAGTTGACCATACAACATTGCAGTCAAGTATTCAATCTGTGCCAAGAGATTGTTCTCAGAAGGACGATTTAGTTGCGTAACTTTCTCAGTTCCATCAGTATAGGCAATGCCGTATTGGCTACCCTTAAGTTGGAACTCAATGTCCTTTCGGCGTTGTTCCGCCTGCAGACGTCGGGCCTCCGACTTGATAACATACGGAAGTTGAATGATAAGATCGAGTTTCCCCGAGCTAGATTGCTCATCAACCGCA